TGCAAACGGCAATGCAGGCACTTGAAAAGCAGATGCCGAAAAAGCCGATAGGCGGTTTTGATTTTGCAAATAACGAATATAAGATTTGTTGTGACTGTTCGGCAATAGTTCAAGACGGAGAATGGAAAGCGAACTATTGCCCTGATTGTGGTCAGGCTTTAGATTGGAGTGAAACAAATGATTAACTTTTTAATTGGATTGTTTTTAGGCGGTACAATCGGTTTTGCAGCAGCTGCTTTTTGTGTCGCAACGAAAGATAACAAATAATAGCGTTTAAATCGTCTGTAATGCCCCGAGAATCGTTTTTTATTTATCGGCGGTATAATTTCATATCCCAACCATAAAACGCAAATTTAGGGCATTACAAACGAAAACAGAGAGGTGAGAAAAATGACTAAGGAACAGATCAACGAAATTCAGAGTTTATTTTACAGCGGAATGACAAAAGCTGATGTTGCACGAAAAATAGGTTGCCCAATAGGGTGTGTAAACTATTACACAAGCAAACGGTATTACAACGTCAAAATACCGAGACACAAGAAAACAGAAGACGCACGAGAAAAAATCATTTACAAAGGCGTTTATGATTTTTTACAAGAGCATAAAGAATTATCGTTTTATGTGTTTTGCCAGCTCGTTCTTAATAAAGCGGAGCTGTATGACCAAAATAGAATCCGTCCTCTACAAGATTTTTTGCAAGGGAAACACAAGGGACATTTCTCGCTTGATGTTTTTCAGGCGGTGTGCAGAGTGGTTGGGAAATCTTTTGAAGAGACGTTCAAAAGGAGAATTCTTTAAGTAATTAAAAATATTGACATTAGTGATTAAATGTGTTAAAATATACTCACGGAGGATATTGTTTATGAACACTTCAAATATCACTAATTACAAACCAAAAGATTTTGCTGAATTGTTAGGCGTTTCCGTAAAAACATTACAACGCTGGGACAGAGAAGGAACTCTAAAAGCAAATCGCACTCCAACCGATAGGCGTTATTACACTTATGACCAATATCTTCAGTTTAAAGGTATAAATACAGAAAATGATAATCGCCAAACTGTTATTTATGCCAGAGTATCTACAAGAAATCAAAAAGATGACTTACAGAATCAGGTATCATTTTTACGACAGTTCTGCAATGCCAAAGGAATTATTGTAGACCAATGCATTGAGGATTACGGAAGTGGTCTAAATTACAACCGTAAAAAGTGGAATCAATTATTAGAAGAAGTGATGGAACAAAAAATTAAGACTATCATAGTCACCCATAAAGACAGATTTATCAGGTTTGGCTATGATTGGTTTGAAAAATTCTGTATGAAGTTCAACACGACCATAGTGATAGTAAATAATGAAGAATTATCACCACAAGAAGAACTTGTGCAGGATATTGTATTCATACTCCACGTTTTCTCTTGCAGGTTGTACGGACTTCGTAAGTATAAAAAGCAAATAGAAGGAGATGAGGAAATTGCTAAAGAGCTTCAAGACGGAAATAAATCCGACACGTAAGCAGAGAATCAAAATCAGCAAGACTATAGGCACTTGTAGATATATCTACAACTTCTACCTTAGTTATAATAAAGCCTTGTACGATAAAGGTGAAAAATTCATGTCCGGCAAAAGCTTCAGTGTATGGCTTAACAATGAGTATCTTCCACACAACCCTGATAAAGTATGGATTAAGGATGTATATTCAAAATCTGTAAAGAAATCTATTGAAGACGGATGTGACGCATTTGCAAAATTCTTTAAACATCAGAGCTGTTATCCTAAATATAAGAAAAAGGATAAATCTGATGTAAAGATGTATTTTGTAAAGAATAACCCGAAAGACTGTACCTGCGAAAGACACAGAGTAAAAATTCCTACTCTTGGTTGGGTAAGGCTGAAAGAAAAAGGCTATATTCCGACTTCAAAAGACGGATATATCATAAAAAGCGGTACAATTTCATATAAAGCAGGAAGATATTATGTATCGGTACTGATTGAGATGCCCGAAAATGAAAAGCCTGTTTTGGATAATCTTGGTATGGGTATAGATTTGGGTGTCAAGGACTTTGCTGTTTGTTCAAATGGTAAGGTTTATAAAAATATCAACAAAAGTTCTCATATCAGAAAACTTGAAAAGAAGTTAAAACGAGAACAACGCCGACTTTCGAGGAAATACGAAAGCATTAGAAAATCAAAAAATAATTTAAAAAGAGGAGCTACTCGACAAAATATCCGCAAACAAAAGCTGAAAGTACAGAAACTTCATCATAAACTTGACTGTATCAGAACAGATTATATCAATAAAACGGTGTCCGAATTGGTGAAAACCAAGCCAATGTGGATAACACTTGAAGATTTAAATGTCAAAGGTATGATGAAGAACAGACATCTTTCAAAAGCAGTTGCACAGCAGAAGTTTTTTGAGTTCAGAACAAAACTGACAGCGAAATGCAAAGAATACGGCATTGAATTAAGATTGGTTGACAGATTTTATCCGTCAAGCAAACTTTGCCATAACTGTGGCTGTATCAAATCTGATTTAAAACTATCTGACAGGACATATACTTGTTCTGAATGTGGATACACAGCAGACAGAGATTTCAATGCAAGTCTGAATTTAAGAGATTGTTTCACTTATCAAATTGCATAAACAAGCAATGATAAGTATGTACCGTAGGCTATACGGGAATTTACGCCTGTGGAGTGTCGCACAAACGATGGTAGCTTTGGTAAAATCGGATACGATGAAACAGGAATTTTCTCAATATGGGTATATTTGTCCATATTTCGAGTAGCAGAAAATAATGAAAAATAATACATACAAAAATAATACATACAATAGGCGAAAAGAAGATGGTGTTTGCATATATTGCGGTAAAATGCCTCCTCGAAGCGGTAAGCTTGTGTGTGCTGACTGCACCAAAAAAAGAAAATTAGTTGACGCATTAAGAAGAAGGCAAACAAAAGCAAGGAAAGCAAGAAAACCCTCAAAAAAGATGGCTCTGGACGAAACGTTAAGAGAGATTGCTCAATATAACAAAACACACGGAACAAATTACAGCTATGGTTATTATAGCACACTAAAATTTAGAGGTTTGATATGACTGCAAAAGAATACTTAAATCAAGCATATTACATAGACCGAGAAATAAATCTCATTCTTGCGAAAGCCGATAAGCTAAGGCAAAGTTTATACGGCAGGGCGGTCACATACGACAGTACAGCGGTACAGTCAAGCGGAAATAAAGATACATTAGGCAGGACGTTTGAGAAGATTGACGAGTACGAACGCAAAGCAAACGAGCTTATTGACAGCCTTGTCGAAAAGCGTATCGAAATAGAGAACACGATAAAAGCAGTGCCGGACAGTGTACAGCGTGAAGTTCTTGAAAGGCGGTATTTGCTTTTTCAGGAGTGGGACAGCGGGTATGACAGGATCACAGGAGAATACAAAAAAGGGATATACGAAGAAATGCATTTCAGCAGGCGGCAGATTTTTTATTTACACGGAGAAGCGTTGAAAAGTATTGCACTAAATTGCATTGAACTGCACTGAAAAATCTGTTAAAATGGTATCATGAGATAAGAGGACGGACGGGCGAGCAATTACTCAGTTGCTCCCCACCGTCACACACTGTCATTAAAAGGCACTCACAGCAAAAATTTACGGCGTATAACCGATATATTGACATAACAGTGCCTTGTAATGTGAGTATAACAGAAAGCTGCATTAATAGTTACCTCCCTTTATTTGATTGGGGCTGTAAGCCGAACAGCCCCAATATATGCAGATAGTAGTATCGCCGGTGCGACTCCGGCAATATAAAACAATTCCTTTTAGTAGCACCTCCTTGATTTATTTTGGTCAAGGAGGTTTGCTATAATCTTTTTTCGGTGGTGGGGTGGTGAGAGTGGCAGGCAGAAAAAATGCTTATGATGAATTAATCGCTCCGAGGCTTGAGGAAATTTCCGAATGGGCGAAATTTGGAGCGACTGAAAAACAAATTGCAAAAAATCTAAATATTACTCAAAGCACTTTTTGTAAATACAAAAAAGAAAAAATTGAATTTTCGGAAGCTCTTAAAAAAGGGCGTTTGGAGTTGGTTACAGAATTAAGAGGTGCTTTAGTTAAAAAAGCTTTAGGCGGTTTTTCTTATAGCGAAATTCGCCAAACAACTAAAAACGAAGGTGGAGAAGAAACGACAGTTACAGAAACGATTACAAAGGTGGCACTGCCTGATGTGGCGGCGTTAAATCTTTGCTTAAAAAACTATGATCCTGATAACTGGGCAAATGATCCGCAGATGTTGAAAATTAAAAAAGAGGAATTAAAACTCAAACAAAAAGAAAGCTGGTGATGTTATGGCAGAATATACGATCGGTGCAGATAAGTGCTTGACGAATGTCAACACGGCTATAAATGCAAACGTCAATCCAAAAGTGCAGGCACTTCAAGCAGCTATCAATCTTGTCGATGGTAAAGTCGATGGCGTTATGTCGGGAATGTTAATTAATGCGCTGGTTAATGTCGACGGATCAACATCTGTAGTTGATATTATTGATAACTGTAAAAACGGCATCACTATCTACACATTAAAAGTCTGTACTGATAACAACTATCCAATAGCACTAAATTTATCGGGAGCAGATGGGGCGAACGTTATCGTGCATAAGCTCGGAACGATCGGGATGATCGTTTTTGAGTATAACGGTACACTTTATTTTGCGCATTATTACAGCAACTCGGGTGCAGGCGTTCTCGGAAGTTGGCAAATGGTGACAACAACATGATGACTAAACTGCAGTCCTTTTACCATTCTAAAAAATGGGAGGCATTTGTAAAACGTTTGCGAATGGAGCGTACAGATCAAAACGGTATGTTGATTTGCGAACATTGCCACAAGCCGATTTTTAAAGCTTATGACTGCATAGCACATCATAAGCAAGAACTAACGGCCGATAATGTTGATGATGTTAGTATATCTTTCAATCCCGATAATATCATGCTAATACATTTCTGCTGTCATAATGAGTTACATCAGCGTTTCGGATACGCAAAAGCGAGACCGCAAAAGCGGGTGTTTATCGTTTACGGTGCGCCTTGCAGTGGCAAAACAACATGGGTAAATGGTGTAGCAACAAAACAGGATCTGATTCTTGATGTTGATCGCTTATGGTCAGCGATAAAAGCTGACTGCTGCGGAGAGTTTGAGAAGCCTAACGAACTTACAACAAATGTCTTTGCGTTGCGTGATTGTTTGCTTGACATGATAAAAGTGCGCAGAGGGCGTTGGCATAATGCTTACATTATTGGCGGTTATCCTTTGCAGGGAGAGCGTGAGCGTACGGCTGATAGCGTCAATGCTGATCGCTTGATTTTTATTGATACGCCAAAAGAGGTCTGCCTTGCGAGGGCAAAGCAAAAAGCAACAGAATGGATTGACTTTGTGAACACTTGGTTCGACAGGTACTCCCCCCCTCTTGGTGATTAAATGCCTTTGTGGGGGACTGCACAAAGGGAGGTATTTTTCGCAGAATCCAAATTTTTGAAATTTTTTGAAAATTGATTTGAATTTTTGAAAAAAGAGGCGGTTTTTTGAAAGAGCGAATGAATGAGATAAATGGAATTTTTAAAAACGCTGACGAAAGCATTAAAAAGATTTTAAAGACGACTATGGACGAAGCTGTGTTTGTTGAGGAACAGTTGAAGGAATTGAAGAAATATCCATTCCTCGAAGTGAATCCGAAGAACGCATCTCAACAGAGACAGACGGCGGCGGCGAAGCAGTACAAAGAGCTGCTCCAGCAATACAATAACTGCATTAAAATTCTGTTGAGCGCATTGATCAAATCCGAAGTCAAAGAGGATAGTCCTTTACGAGAATATCTCAACAGGCTGATCAAAGAATGAATTATTTGTTAAAATATCGCGAAGCAATCCGAAAAAGAGAAATCATTGCCGGTGCTGAATTGATAGATGAACTTGACAGGCTTATAGCCGATCTGGATGACCCTCGATACATTTATGATACATCAGACGCATATCGAAGAATCGATTTCATCGAAAATTGCATAAAACTTACGAAATCGCCTTTTTACGGAAAGCCGATGAAATTGATACTCTGGCAGAAGGCATTTATCGAAGTCGTTTACAGCTTTAAAATGGCGGATCGCACATATATTGATATAACAGGAAAGCAGAAACACGTTGACCGTTTTCAAAAAATTGTTTTACTTATTGCCCGTAAAAATGCGAAAAGTGAAACGTGCAGTGGATTAATACTGACAGAAAGCCTAATCGGAAACGAAGGTGCAGACTTGGTGTGCAGCTCCAACGACGATAATCAGGCGTCTATTTTGTATGACGCAGTAGATACGATGCGCTTGATGATAGATCCTAAACAGGAAGATACTAAGAAAAATCAACGTTTTATCAAAATACTCCCGACAAATTCAAAAGTTTTCAAGCTGTCCGACCGAACCCGAAATAAAGAGGGGCGCAACATTGATTTTGCTGTAATTGATGAGGTTCACGAAATGAAAACGAACGTTATACTAAAGTCAATTGAGCAATCGCAAAGTTTGAAAGATAACCCGAAGTTGATAATCATTACAACAGAAGGATTTGTAAACGAGGGCGCACTTGATGAGATACTGAGGGACTGCCGCAGAGTGATAAACGGAGAAGATGACGGCATAGCTGCAGAACATTTGCTTCCATGGTTATACACTCAGGACTCGGAACAGGAAATCTGGGAGGACGAACAGAGCTGGCAAAAAAGTAATCCGTCCATAGGGATCATAAAGAAATGGGACTATCTCCGGACACAGGTAGATCAGGCGAGAAAAAGTAAGTCCGACCGTGTTTTTGTATTATCGAAAGATTTTAATATCAAGCAGAGCAATGCCTCGGCATGGTTAAACTTGGAAGATTATAAATATAGTGCGACTTTCGATGTTGAAAAATTCAGGGGTGCTTTATGCTTAGGCTCTGTGGATCTTTCTGAAACGACAGACATGACAAGTGCTAAAGTTTTGCTCATGAAGAAAGGCGAACGGACAAAGTTTATTGTGTCACACTATTGGATACCTGAGTCGAAGCTAACGGATGCCGACGATAAAGCGGCAGGAGCAAAATACAAAGAATGGGCGAAAAAAGGGTTGCTGACTATTTGTGAGGGCAATGACATCAATCTGTCTGATGTGGCAGATTGGTTTTATAAGCTATATAAGGACTATGGCCTGCGACTATACAAATGCGGTTATGATGTCCGATTTTCAAAAGATTTTTTGAAAAGAATGGACGAATACAATTTTGAGTGTGAAATGGTACTACAAAATAAAGCAACACTGTCAAATGCAATGAAACTTTGTGAAGCTGATTTAAAGGCACAGTATGTAAATTGCAACGAAAACGAAATTGATATGTGGTGTTTGGGCAACGCCGCTGTTGAGGTTGATAATCTTGGAAATTGTCAGGCAGTAAAAATAGCAGGTCAAGCGTCAAAAAGAATTGACGGTGCAGTGACATTAATTATTTTGTACGAGATGTACAGACGATATAGGAGCGATTTTTCAAAAATGCTCAAATGACTGGGGAGGTGATCTACATAGGACTTTTTGATAAACTATTTCATAAAATGCCGAAGAAGAATAAATATGCGCCAAACTTAAACGGTTTTGCACCGGCTTACCCACAGTTTGGTACAAACATATTCGAGTCGGACGCTGTAAAACAAGCCCTGAGATGCATAGTTGATGAAATTAAAAAGCTAAATCCTACACACATACGGTATGTGGGGAATGACCCTGTCCCGGTAAAGGGAACTATTCAAGATGTCCTTGATGAGCCGAATCCGTTGATGACAACGAGTGAATTTCTTGAAAAAGTAACATGGTTACTATTGTTGAATTACAATGCGTTTATTATTCCTGTTTATTGGACAGATAAATCAAAAAACCGTTATTACGAGGCATTGTATCCGATACAGCCGACACAAGTTGATTTCGTACAAGATGATAGCGGCAGACTGTTTGTTACTTTTTGGTTTGCAAACGGCTACAAAACTACTATACCATATGATGATGTGATACATATCAGAACCAATTACTCGGTTAATACCTATATGGGCGGGAATGAGTTTGGACAGCCGGATAATAAAAGCCTTTTGAAAACGCTTGACCTTAACGAAAAACTTTTGCAAGGTGTTGCTAAAGCTATGAATGCAAGCTACTCAGTTAATGGCATCGTAAAATACAATACATTAATTGATGACGGTGAAACCGAGGCGGCATTAAAAGAGCTTGAGCGCAAGCTTGCAAACAGTGAGAGCGGTTTTTTACCACTTGACTTAAAATGCGAATTTATACCGCTTGAACGCAGCACTCAGATCGTTGATGATAGCACGCTTAAATTTGTTGACGAAAAAATTCTGCGTAACTTCGGAGTCCCACTCGATATTCTGAGAGGCGATTTTTCAAAAGACACTTATGAGAGCTTTTATCAAAAAACGCTTGAGCCTATCATAAAATCTATGTCTCAGGCTTTTACAAAAAAGCTATTTACTAAGCGAGAGAAGGCGTTCGGGAACAGAATAGAGCTGTACCCGAAAGAGCTGATATTTATGACAGTGTCACAAACGCTCGAAATGATAAACGTTTTGGCACCACAAGGTGGCGGATATGTAAATGAATATCGTACATGGCTCGGGTTGCGGCCGCTGCCGGAATTGGAAGGAAAAAGGTATATGTCACTTAACTGGATAGACGCTGATAAGGCGGCTGAGTATCAAACAGGGCAAAATACAAAAGTCGATATAATCGACGAAGAAAAGGCGGGATAGAGTGAAAACAAAACTTGAAAAACGATCGTATAATTTTGAGGTTCGGGCAGAGGAAAACGAACGAGGGAAAACCATAACGGGCAGGCCTATCGTTTATAACTCCCGCACTGACCTCGGACTTTTTGATGAGATAATTGAGTCGGGTGCACTTAGCAGAACCGATCTGACAGACGTCCGGTTCTTAGTAAATCACGATGTTTCACGAATCCCACTTGCAAGGAGCAGGCGAAATAACGGTAACAGTACGATGCACCTTACTGTCGATGAGGCGGGAATGGGGATCAGAGTAAATCTTGATACCGAAAACAATGCCGAAGCAAGAGCTTTGTATTCTGCCGTTGAACGTGGAGATATAAGTGGAATGTCTTTTATGTTTGGAATCCGAGGCGAAGAATGGGAAGAACTCGATTCCGATCACCCTACACGAAAAATTACAGATATATCAACCGTTGTCGAGGTCAGCGCAGTGACTTTTCCTGCGTATGAATCGACTGAAATAAACGCAAGAAGCAAGGAAGCGTTGGAGAACGCTCGGTCAGCTTTGGAGAAAGCAAGACAGCAAAATGTAAAGTCGGTGGACACTGACGAGTTACAGCTATTAAAAGAAAAAACAAAAATTTTAGGAGGAAAATCGAATGAGGAGAAAATTTCTTGAAAATAAGCTGCTCAGACTTAAGGCAAAAAAAGAAAACCTTACAAAGAAAGCTTTAGAATCTCAAAATATTAACGAAGTAAGAAACATCAATGAGACTCTTGCGGAGCTTAACGACGAAATCACAGATATACAGCAAGAACTCGAAGCTTACACGGCTGATGAAGCAAGAAGCGATTCGCCTACTGCTGCACAGATCGTAAATGGCGGTATAACAGCGGCATTTGCACAGAATCCTGTACCAACAGCAGGAGCAGCGAGATCGTCAGTAACCGAGAACCCGTACGGAAGTATGGAATATCGAACAGCTTTTAGAACTTTTGTAACAAGGGGAACACCTATTCCCGGAAAATTGATCGCCGATATAAATAAATACAGAGATTCGCTCCCCGCTGAAATGAGAGACAGTTTGCCGATCACCACGAGTGATACTCAACCGGCTATTCCTTTGACGATCATGCAGGAAGTTATCAACACTGTAAGAAAAAGATATGGAAATCTGTATCGAAAAGTAAGAAAAACATCTGTTCCGGGCGGCGTTGAAATTCCTATTGGCGCACTCAAAGCAAAATTTAAGTGGATTACAGAATCCACAGTCTCACCCCGTCAAGGCGTTGGAGAACTTGGCAAAATTCAATTTTCTTATCATGTTGGTGAAATTAGGATCGCCCAAAGTTTTCTCTCGAATCTTTTGACAATTGAGGCTTTCGAGTCGCAAATTGCAGAGATAATTGCTATCGCATATCTTGAAGCTATGGATACAGCCATTCTAAAAGGTAACGGCAACGGTCAGCCTCTTGGCATTCTTAACGATACTCGTGTTACAGGTCAGACAGGCCATGTGATTTCTATGGGCGCACAGGATCTGAATGATTGGACTTCTTGGAGAAAAAATTTCTTTGCGAAGCTGCCTCTCGGATATAGATCGGGCGAGTTTATATTCCCTGTTGGTACTGTTGATGCATACCTTGAAACGATGTCGGATGCTAATAATAACCCGGTTTTCCGTCAAGCCAGCGGTTTGGAAGTAAATGATGGCGACGCTCAGAACCCGAACGGCAGATTCTTCGGACGTGATATTTCGCTCGTTGAACCCGATATTATCAATGATTTCGATTCCGCAAGCAGCAATGACGTCATCGGAATTTACTGGCAGCCAAACGAATATGCACTGAATGAGAATTTCGGTTTTACTTTCCGCAGATATTTTGATGAAGAAACAAACGAGTGGGTCACAAAAGCACTTGTTGTGGTTGACGGTAAGGTCATTAATCCTAACGGCTTCTACATCTTCAAAAAGTCGTAAGAGGTGCGAGATATATGGTAAGTAATACGATTGGAGCTTTAAAAGCGATATATACTGCTTTGGGTGGCAATTCGTCAACGGTTGCCACAAAAAATACAATACCAGATATGCTTACGGCTATCGCAGCACAGATGACAGCGGTTGGCATAACTGATAATCTGCTCCCTGCTGTTTCAGCGATTGACAACGGAAAAATTCTCAAGGTCGCTGACGGCAAATGGGAAGTAGGACCCGATTTAACAGAATAATGAGGTAATAAAAATGATTAATACAGATAGAATTGTACCGATTCAGAAAATCGACTTGATTTCCATGTACGGCTTGATCTTGAAGCTTGCGGCAAGTACCGCTCCGACAAAGCTTGATTCGGGGACTATTGACGGCGAATTTTCGCAAACAACAAACAGCGCAACAGTGCTTTGTAGCGCACCTTTGAAGTCACTGAACTTTGGTTCTGACGTCACCGCAGCAACAGTATATTTTGTTCCTGCACATGACTATAAGGGCTTCACAAAAACATCTGCAACAATTACAACAGCAGGCGCAGATGTAGTTGCCGATGGCGTGACGCTTTATTCTGCAACACTATCAACAAACACGCTGACGTTTGCAAAGGTAGGCTTCTAATGGCTGACGCTGCAACGATTACCGCTGTAAAAAACGCATTGGGAATAACCGGTACATTCATGGATAGCACCATAGCTATCTATATCGATGAGGTTACAGACTATATGCGGACGGCGGGAGTATCAGATGACACCATAAGCACAGCTTATGGTGTGGTTGCCCGCGGGGTTTCAGACCTCTGGAATAATCAAAGCGGTTCAGGCAAACTTTCGCCATATTTTTACGATCGGGTGACACAGTTAGCAATCAAGTCGAAGGCAGGCGGTAAGTGATGTTTAGACCTAATGCAATAAATGAGCTAAGAACGCCTGTCAAATTGTTGACACCTACATATACCGCATACAACGGAGTAGAGACTAAAGCCTACCCCGTTGACGGCGATCTGATTTTCGTCAATTGGAAAACTTATGGCGGTACAGAAACCACCGTGAACGGTGTTTATTCCATTCTCGATACCGCAGAAATAACTACATGGTATCGCCCCGACATAAAAGCAAACTGTCGCTTATTAAGAGAAGATGACACGGTTTACGAAATTATATCAGAGCCGGAAAACACAGATTTGAATAACAAATTTTGTGTTTTTAAGGTGCAAAGAGTAAAAGGCGGTGCGTGATATGGCTAAAAATAAAATGTCCATCAATTTTGACGGGTACAAAGAGCTGAAAGCAAAGCTTGACAGTATAGGCGGCGAATCAACTAAAAGAGCTGTCGAGGGTGCGTTAAAAGCCTCTCAACAGCTTATCGCACGTCAGGCGAACGAGGCGATGCTATCGCACGAACGCACAGGCACCACACGAAAATCAATAGTCAAAGATGGTGTTGTTGTGTGGGAAGGCGATACCGCCTCAATCAACATAGGCTTTGATTTAGAAAATGGCGGCTTGCCGTCAGTGTTTCTGATGTATGGCACAACAGTTCATGGTCAGCCACACGTCGAACCGGATCGAAATTTATATAATGCCGTTTACGGCTCACAAACAAAAAAAGAGATTAAAAAAATACAAGAAGAAGTGTTCAATAAAGTCATCAGGAGGTCATCAAAATGAAACAGGCTCTGATAGAACTTTTAAGAAATTTAGGCTACCCTGTCTTCCTGCAAGGCTCGCTCAACCCGTCTGAGCCTTATCCTGACAGCTTTTTTACTTTTTGGAATTTTAACAATGGCGATACTGCTTTCTATGACAACGACACGCACAGTGAGGTGTGGGGATTTTGGGTATATTTTTACTCGATAAGTCCTGCGCTCGTTGATAGCATACCGGAACAGGCACGGCAAATACTAAAAAATAACGGCTTTATACTACAAGGCAAAGCAACCGATATAAGTGTAGATCGTCCTACACATACGGGAGCGATGTTCACAACTTATAAATTTGAATAGGAGTGATTAATATATGTCATATGATAACACTAAGACAGTTGAATTTAGAGGCTGTGACAATCTTGTGATCGCCAAAATCACGCAGGATGCAGCCGGAGCAGCTTATACAACGGGCGCAGTTTCTGTTCTTGCGCCTGTTGCAGAAATTTCAAAAACTGTCGAAAACTCGAGCGGAACACATTACTACGATAACGTAGGTGCGATCATAATCAGAGCCGAGGGCAGTGATGAAATCACACTTACCGTTCCAGCCCTTCCACTTGCAACATTGGCACTTATCACGGGTAAGAAAATAGATGAAACAACAGGTGCATTTATAGATGGGGAATCCGAGGAAGCCTATTTTGCTGTAGGCTACAGGCTCAGACTTACAGACGGCACATATCGATATGTATGGCGATTGAAAGGTAGTTTTTCTATCCCAGACGAAACATCGAGCACCGAAAATGACGGTACGGATACAAATAATCAAAAAATTACTTTTACAGGCGTAAAGACGATCACGCAGTTTGCAAACGGCGGCAGGGCTAAAGCTGTTGTAATTGATGAGCGTGACGATAAATGCGACTTGACTAACTTCTTTACTACTGTTCAAACACCCGATACGATTGCGGCTCTTGCAACGTCAACAATTACGGCTCTCAGCGTATCACCGTCAACTGCTACTGTTGCAGTAGGCAGTACAACAACAGTGACAGCAACAACTACACCGAGCGGAGCTGGGGTAGTGTGGGCGTCAAGTAACGGACGTGTAGCGACAGTTGCAGGCGGTGTTGTTACAGGTGTGGCAGCAGGCATAACAATTATTACTGCGACAGCAGGAACAAAATCCGCAAGCTGTACGGTTACAGTTACAAGTGAGTAAGGACGGTGCAAGTAATGACTTTGAAGCTTAATATTTATGATGGTGCAAAAATTATAAAAACTTATACCGCTGATACTATTGACTGTTCTTTCGGAGTTGTTGAGGACATTTTAAATGCCCTCAACTTTGAGAGCATAAAAACCGGAAACAAGCTTGAACTTGCGGCTATGGTGATAAAATGTATGGATCAGCTTAAACCTTTTCTTAAAGAAATTTTTGCTGGTGTGACCGATGAGGAACTCCGCAAGGCGAAAATGTCAAATATCGTTGATATTTTCAAAAACGTTTATTATTTTGCGAATGTTGAACTTGGAAAGGTAACGGACGAAAAAAACTAACTTCGGGTGGAACAACACCCGAAACACTGTATCAGGTTCTTTTCGATTTGAACACGAGTTTATGTGACCGCTTTTTAGCATTAGACCCTTTTAAAGTGCGAAAAGAGCGATTTCATGAGGTTCTGTTGGTTTTTTCCAGAACTGTAGAGCAAACAAAAAGAACAAAAAAGGATAAAACAAAAACAAAGGACGGCGTAATACGCCGTCCTGCAAAAAATGACGATTGGTGGTAGGATAGATGCCGGCTGAAAATTCTGAAAATTATACGACGAAATTTAAGGTCGATATATCCGACCTTAAAAATAATATAAAAACGGCAAATGCCCAAATCAAGACCTATGCCGCAGAAATAAAAAATGCAAGTGCAGGCATGAAAAAAGGCGAAGAAACTGCTGATAGTCTAACTAAAAAGATTGATGCACAACAGAAAATCGTTGACAGCGAAAAAGCTAAACTGCAAGCTATAAGGGAGCAGCTGGAGCGATATAATACAAAAGCCACCGAAGGTGAAAAGGTCGTTGCAGAGCTGACAGAAAAGCACCGTAAAGCAGCCAAAGAATACGGCGAGAACAGCGAGCAAGTAAAAGCACTAAGCAAGCAGTTACAAGATGCACAGGCGGCGCAGGAACGCAATAAAACGGCGGTACAGCAGTTAAATACACAAATAATTAACCAAGATACCGCCGTTAAAAATGCTGAAGCTGCTCTCGGTACATATCAAAATAAGTTAAAAGACGTAACCGGACAGAATGACACTCTGACCGATAAAGTGAAAAAGCAAGAAACCGAGTTACAAGAGCTAAAACAGAAATATATCAATGTCTCCGCCGAACAGGGAGCGACAAGTGACGAATCAAAAGAACTTGCAAGACAGATTGACGCATTGTCAACCGAATTGAAGACAAATCGAGATAAAATGACCGAGGCTGAAAAGGCGGCTGATGAGTTAGATAACTCTCTTGAAAAAGTCGGAGATGAGGCAGACAATACCACAGCTGGGGGGTTATCTGCCTTTGGTGTTGCACTCGGCAATCTTGCCGCGAATATCATTTCAAAAGCTGTACAAAAGCTTAAAGAGCTTGTAGCTCAAACCATTGAAACAGGTAAGGCTTTTGATACCAGTATGTCAAAAGTGGCAGCGATCTCCGGGGCAACGGGTGACGAGCTGCAAGCTTTGAGAGATAAAGCAAAAGAAATGGGAAGTACAACGGCTTTTACGGCTACTCAGAGTTCAGAAGCATTTCAGTACATGGCGATGGCAGGCTGGAAAACAGAAGATATGCTTAACGGCATAGAGGGTGTTATGAACCTTGCCGCCGCAAGCGGTGAGGATTTAGCGACAACATCTGATATTGTAACGGATGCTCTGACGGCTATGGGTTACAGCGCAGGAGACGCAGGGCAACTTGCAGATGTAATGGCGGCGGCTTCGTCAAATGCGAATACAAACGTTGCATTAATGGGCAGTACTTTTCAGTATGCAGCTCCGATTGTAGGTGCATTGGGTTATAGCATGGAGGACACCGCTGTTGCAATAGGATTAATGGCTAATGCAGGCATTAAAGGCGATAAAGCAGGTACAGCTTTGAGATCGGTGCTTACTCGCTTATCGGCACCGCCCAAGGAATGCGCCATTGAAATGGAAAAATTAGGTATTTCTTTAACCGATAGCGAAGGAAAAATGAAAACTCTTGATGAAATCATGCAAGAGTTGAGAATAGCTTTTAATAGTTTGTCTGAAACCGAGCAAACAGCAGTTGCAAAGCATATAGCAGGCGCAAATGCGATGAGCGGACTCTTAGCGATTGTAAACGCTGCACCGGAAGATTTTGAAAAATTGACTTCCGCTGTTGCCAACTCTGAGGGAGCAGCAGAGAGCATGTCAAAAACAATGCGTGATAACTTAGGCGGCGACATGACGTTATTGTCGAGCAAGTTAGAGGGTATAGAGCTTGCAGTTTATGAAAAGCTTGAACCAGCACTCCGTAAGGGTGCTGAAATGCTTGATAAATTGCTTGATATGTTTTCTTACATTGTCGAGCATGGCGGCGAAACAATAGCGACTATAACAGGTATAGCGGCTGCATTTGCGGCATGGAAATTTGTCGGGTTGATAACTGCTGTAACCACAGCGTTAAAAGGCATGACAATAGCTGAGATGGCAGCGGCGGCAAAAACTTGGTTGCTTAATACTGCCTTACTTGCTAATCCAATTGGGCTATTAATCGCAGCATTAGCCGGTCTCGTTGCCGCATTTGTTGTACTGTGGAATAAATGCGATTGGTTCCGTGAATTTTGGATAAACGCATGGGAAAAAATCAAAGAAGCTGCAGGTGTAGCTTGGGAAAAAATTCAAGAGTTTTTTGTTACTGCTTGGGACAAAATTCAAGAAGTATGGGGAGCAGTTTCAAAATGGTTCAATGAAGAAATCATTCAGCCTGTCAAGAAATTCTTCTCGGATTTGTGGGAATTTATAAAAACGAAAGCCTCTGCTACTTGGAACAACATCAAGTTGATTTGGTCTGTAGTTTCTTCGTGGTTTAAAGGCACCATTATTGATCCCGTTACAAAATGGTTCACAGGAATGTGGGACGGCTTAAAAGACGGCGCATCAAAAGCGTGGGAAGGAATTAAAAACGTTTTCTCCCCTGTCGCAGATTGGTTTAAACAGAAATTTAAAAAAGCGTGGGAAAATGTCAAAACTGTTTTTTCCACAGGAGGCAAAGTTTTTGAAGGAATCAAAGACGGCATAGCCGATGCGTTTAAGACAGTAGTCAATGCGATTATTAGGGGAATTAACAACGTGATCGCTATTCCATTCAAGGCTATCAATGACGCATTGGACACTATCCGTAGTATCAACATTGCAGGGATACAGCCTTTCGAGGGACTGATTTCCCGATTTGATATTCCACAAATACCCGAACTCGCAAAGGGCGGTATCGTTGACGGAGCAAGGAAAGTAATTGTTGGCGAAAAAGGTAAAGAAGCTATTATACCGCTTGAAAATAACCAGAGAGGATTAAAAGAAATAGCGGCATTGTTGTTGCGTGAAATGCCTGCTGTGAACGGCGGTAATAACTCGTTGTCTAATGTCACATATAATTTCAATCAGACAAATAACTCCCCAACGGCACTATCTCGCTGGGAAATTTATAGGCAAACAAAAAATCTTATTTCTGCTATGCAGGGGGTGTAAACTTGTTTTCGCTTAAAATTCAAAATGCAAAAAATGAAATTTTTGAGTTAACGCATGATTCAAAGAATTATAACGTTATCAGCGTGCAAGAACTTGCACCACCTCAGACGGTGGTTAATACTTCAACAGGAGGATTAATTGACGGTACTTTTTTTAATTCTGCACGTTTGCAGCAGCGCAACATAGTGATCACGATCGTGATTAATGGCGATATAGAAACGAACCGTCAAAGGCTCTATAAGATTTTTAATTTGAAAAAGCCTTGTAAAATATTTTTTCAGAATAAAAACCGAAATGTACAGATCGAGGGATATGTAGAAACCGCCGAGTGTAATTTGTTTACACAACGAGAACAAATGCAAATATCTATTATATGTCCTCGACCATATTTTGAAGATTTGAACGTGATATACACCGAGCTGGCGCAGATCACGAGGGAGTTTGAATTTCCGTTTGATATTTCGGAACCGATTCCGTTTTCGGAATCGGTTGAAAATCCAGTTTGTACTATCACAAATTATGGTGATGTCGAATGCGGTGTAATAATCACGGTAACGATTACGGGCAGTGTAATGGGGCTAAAAATTTACAACACCACGACTCAAAAGTATATAGGCTTTGATACATCATTTTCAAGCGGTGATAAAATTACAATAAACACTTTGTCGGGGCAGCTTGGAGCGACGCTGCTTAGAGCTGGAGCAACAACAAACCTTTTAAATTTGCTGTCTGCTGGCTCTGAGTGGTTAAAACTTGATTTGGGCGATAATAATTTTACTTTTTCGACTATCTCCGGCTCAGAAAATATTCAAATTGAAATCGTTTCAACGGCTTTGTACGGGGGTGTTTAATTTGATTTTGTATGTTTGGCAGTATCAAAACAGCGCATTTGTAAAAATCGCTGTTATCGATTATGCAAAGTCCGTTATTTGGATAGAGCGATATAATAAATCCGGAGAGTTCGAGCTATACCTAAGAGCGTCCGAAGAATTGTTAAAACTTTTTAGCATTGACGGACTTATCGTTACTCGAGAAAACATTGACACTGCTATGATAGTAGACGGCGTTAAACTCAATACAGATGCATTAAACGGTGATTATATAACCGTAACCGGAAAGACTATCGACTCTGTTTTGGGCTATCGTATTTTCCCAAAGCAGAAAGACTATAGCGGTACAGCTGAAAATGTAATCCGTCAAATGATAATAGACAATGTTATCGATCCTACAAATAGAGATCGAAAAATGAGTTTTGTTACACTTGCCGATTCAAACGGTTGGGAAGAAACGATTGAAAAACAAGTCACAGGAAAAAATCTGCTTGATACTATTTCTGATATATGTATCTCTTTTGATTACGGCTTTAAAATGACTTTTTCAAACGGAAATTTTGTTTTTAATCTGTATAAAAGTGCAGATCGTTCTTTTTCTCAATCTGTAAATTCTTATGTGGTATTTTCTCCGCAATTTGAAAATTTAGGAAATACCGAATATAGCAAAAATAAAAATACTTACTTTAACTCTGTGTATGTAGCCGGAGAAGGCGAAGGAAGCGACAGAAAAATATTAGAAGTCAATCTTGAAAATAGAACAGGGCTGTTTCTTCGTGAAAAATGGGTTGACGCTAAAACCATTTCAAGCACCACAGATGGCGGCACACTCAGACCGACAGAATACTTACAACTTTTACATGATCGAGGGAAAGAAGAACTTAAAGCGACGCAGGAGACTACAGTTTTCAACGGTCAAATATTAAACGTAAATTCTTACAAGTATGGTACAGACTATTTTTTGGGTGACAAAGTGCAGATTGTAACCGATTATGGTATGACCGGAACGGCACATATTACCGAGATAGCAGAAGTAGAAGATGACACAGGCTATAAAAATTATCCGACATTATCGGAATGGGGTGATTAAATGGCACTAAAATTTGGATTTTTTAACAGCGTGAACGGCGATCGTAAATATAACGCTGATGACATCAGCAACTATTTTCTTAAGCTTATCTCTAACGGCGTGTTTGCAACACCGTCAAATGCTATGCAGGTGCAAGCCTCGGCAGACATGACGGTTAATGTGTCGGCAGGCTGGGCGTTTATCAACTGTAAATGGCTCGAAAACACAGCTGAATATCCGTTGACATTGGATGCTTCCGATGTGGTATTAAATCGAATAGATCGCATAGTTTTACGGCTTAGTGAATCACCAAGAACGATGGGGATTTACATAAAAAAAGGCACACCTGCAAGCACACCGACACCTCCGGAACTGGCAAGAACAAAAGGCGTGATTTGGGAGCTATCGCTTGCAAAAATCAGTATACATGCAGGAACCACCGTCATCACGCAGACGATGATTACAGATGAAAGAGCTGATACGGGCTTGTGTGGTTGGGTAACGGGTCTTATAGATCAGATCGACACAACAAATTTATTTGCACAGTTTACAAATGCGTTTAATGCTTGGTTTTCCGAAATCAAGGACGAGGTGCAATCGACTACAATTTTGAGACAATACACAAGTCGCTATGTGACTT